CAGCCGGTGACGGGCGTTATCTAAACAAAAACACAGTCCAATCATATCTTAAATCCAAAACCAAATAAAAATAAGTAAAAACTCCAAACCCACTAAATTTTTCAATCATAGTTACTGCGTAACAATCGTCTGCTTAATGTAACCGCACTGGAGGAGAACTTCGTCCGCACTGTCTCCTATATCGCGGATTGCCCGCTGTAAGGCAAGAATCTTTTCAGTCTTCAACACGGCAGAGGCAATGTCTGAATGAGTAGATACAGGAGCAATAGTCACAGGTCTCGTAGCAGAAGGAAGAATAATACGCGGTCCGATTGTAGCGCCTGGAATATTATTGACAATACGTACTCCATCATTGTAAGCATTGTCTAACCCCCGCTGATTACGAGCAGCATAATAACGATAGGATCGACTTTTCACATTGTTAATGTCTTTTCGCTGGCGTAGAGTAATATTGGCGGGCAGAGTGAATTTTGGACTTTTCTGTTCGATGATCTCGTCTGCAACAGTATTCTGTTCCATGGTGTATGACAATCGTGAAGATTGTTTCAAATACAATCAATTTTTATCGCCGATGTGGAGAAAAATCTTCAACATCTTTAACATATTTTCAAACTATTTCTTCGTTTAAACACGAAAACTAACGAATCTATATACCTTAGAGCGATGTGCGGGATCTGGGCTGCATTAAAGGCAAAGGGATTTACGACGGAGCAGGCGCTCGCTTATATAAAGAAACTAGAGCCACGTGGACCTGAATATACCGCCGTAAATGATGTATCCGGTGTAATTCTAGGATTTACCCGTCTTGCGATTAACGGTTTGACCCCATTGGGACACCAGCCGTTTCTACAAACCAAAACCGCAACGGTATGTAACGGCGAGATTTACAACTACAAGGAGCTTGCCAGCCGTTGGAACCTTGATCTACCTGAAGGCACCAGTGACTGTGCTATTATTCCTCACCTGGCATCCCACCTTCCCCCTACCGAACTTGCGCGCGCACTGGATGGCGTCTTTGCCTTCGCTCATGTGAATACAGAGAATAACACCCTGCTTGTCGCAAGGGACCCCTATGGAGTACGTCCTTTGTTCGAAGCCCAGTACGCTGACGGCAGCACAATTTGGGCGTCAGAAATCAAAGCCCTTCCAACAAATTATACACAAATTCAGCCGTTTCCGCCAGGAATGTGGGCACTGTATAACATTACAACGGGAATCATGTTGGATTCTTGTAAGTATCACGAAGTTCCTCATGTGAAACTCGCCGCATTTGGATCTCCGAATGGTCTTTCATTTGCAAAGGCGGCAATAAGGGAGTCGATTCTATCTGCTGTGAAGAAGCGCCTTTTAAGCGACCGTCCTATTGGCGCGCTGCTGAGCGGCGGTTTGGATAGTTCATTAATTGCAGCGATCGCAGCCCGTGAGCTCAGACGCCATAATAAGAAACTTCATACGTTCAGCATTGGTATGCCTGGTTCAACAGACCTTGTCTATGCAAAAATGGTTGCCGGCTTTATTAAGTCAACGCACCACGAAGTCGTTGTCACACCTGAGGATTTTCTCAAGGCTATTCCCCAAGTAGTCCATGATATTGAGTCATACGATATTACAACCGTACGAGCCAGTGTCGGTAATTGGCTCATTGGAAAATATATTAAAGAAAATACAGATATTAAGGTTGTTTTTAACGGTGACGGCAGCGATGAAATCGGTGGAGGTTATTTATATTTTTACAAGGCGCCAAGTGACGAGGAGTTTGAGGCGGAGTCTGAACGGCTTCTTCGAGACATTCATTTGTACGATGTTCTCAGATCGGATCGGTGTATGGCGGCACACGGTCTGGAAGCCCGTACCCCTTTTCTAGATAAGAATGTGGTAGCAACCTGGCGGGCAATTGATACCTATTATCGCAGACCTAAACAGTCAAATAAAGAAGGGCGTGGTGCGATGATGGAAAAGTTTATAGTACGCGAGGCGTTCGTCCACGATCATTATCTACCGATTGATGTCCTTCTCAGAAAAAAGGAGGCATTTAGCGACGGTGTCAGCGCAACCACCGATTCTTGGTATTTAAAAACAGGAGAATACGCAAAAACACTCGACCAATCGCAGCAGACGTATACGCATAATCCCCCTACCACGGATGAAGCACGATGGTATCGGCAACTTTTTAACCAAAATTACGGCGACAAGGCGGCAACGCTAATTCCGTATATGTGGCTACCACGGTGGATTAAAGGGGCAACGGATCCGAGTGCCCGTACGTTGAAAGATTTATATCCTTAAAGTAAGGATGTTGAACGAATTACTTCTGGTCTTATCAGAAGTGATTCTATCCGCATACCCGATGTTGATTAAACTTGTAGATGTATCGGTTCTTTTTCAAACTGGCTTGCGCATGGGGGTATTTACAGCATTGGCGGCGGTCGCCGCACTTATCACAAAGAGTCCATTAGCGATTGGTACGTTGCTATCCACCGAAACCCTTGCGACCGGTGTTCTCAATCTGATTCACGTATTTACAAGTTATACGGCATTCGACCAATTGACGGGCGGAAATGCGATGGCGCTCTTTTATACGTATCCTGTATTTAATATCTTAGGAACGGCGGCGGTTTTCAAGGAGACGATTCCGCTCACGTCTGTACCGTGGATTGCCCTTGCCCTTGCCGGCGCGGTCGCCCTTGCTCAGCCTACAGCGACAAATTGGACCCTTATTGGTGTTATCAGTGCCCTGGTCGCGGCACTAACAGAAGTTGGTATTTATATATGGTTTCGATGGCGTAAGGAAAAGGAGTCAACGCAGCCCTGGACGAAAATGATTCAGATGTACGGCAGCAGTGGTATTTTATGGTTCGTGGGTATCGTCGCTGCCGCTGCCCTAGGCGTCCTCGCCAAGAATACACTGAATATAACGCCGTCGAGCCTCACAAATATTCTTGCATTTAACTCCCTCATTGGATTCACCGGCTATGCCTTGCGATTCTTCCTTATTCCTCAGGTGAGTACAATTATCTTCTCTGCCCTTTCGTTCTTTGGTATTGTCAGCGCCTATGTATTCGATTGGATATTTACAAACCAGAAACCAAACGCAATACAACTTGCCGGTGCAATTGCTATTATAATCGCAAACACAGTTCTTGTAACAAAGGAAACCGTCTAAAGATAAGAATAAAATATATTTAAAATGACGCCACGTCCTCCAATGCTACGAAATGGCATCTATGTCTTTTCGTACCGTCCTATTGAACGCTGGGAACGCAAACTTCTGATTGATAATTCCTATTACAATGGCAATCATCAACTCACCACAAAGCCAATTCTTCTTCATGTGAATCGACGTATCCATAATACGATTGAAGTCAATAAAGAATTCAAGGCTCACTATGTGAAGGATTGGTTCATTTATGAGTACCGAAGCGAACTAACCCAAATTTTTCCCCGTGAGTATACGTGGATGAATATTACGGCTCCAAATCAAAGTACCTTTACATCATATATACCTGATATTATCAACTCAGGAGATACTATCATGTTTGATACGCCAACCCCAAAGCATCTAAATTAGACACATAGATCAAGAATAGGATGGCTGCTACACCCGCAAATAGCCTAACCCTTGTAAGTACAGGGCTCGCCGACGCGCGCCTTATGGCTACAAAGGGCAATCCAGATATTCACCAGTTCGTTCACGTAATCAATAAAACGACACGTTGGGCGGCGCAATGGAATAAAGTTGAGTTTGATGGTGCGCCCGAGTTCGGTCAGCGCGTCTCTCTTACGGTGCCTATGATTGGAGAACTTGTCAATGGAATTACAATTGTGGTCGAGATGCCAGATATTTACGCTCCCCAACTTGCCGCAATTCGTGCTGCCAACCAAGATTACAGTATCCAGACCATTGACCCTAATAACCTAGGAAATTTCTTAGGACCGCTGTTTGGTTGGACAAACAGCCTAGGGCACGCACTTATTCAGCAGATAGAGTTGGAAATCGGCGGACAAATCGTCGAGACATTTGATAGTCGATTGTTAGAAATCCTAGATGAACTCAACGAAACTACCGAATCTGCGCTAGCAAAGAATTTTATGATTAAACGTACCGCAAATGGCTATCAAAGTACGACGTATTTAACTCCGAGCCCTACAAAAGTATATATACCGATTCCATTTTGGTTTTCAAAGCCAGGCGTCCATTCGCACGCGTTACC